TAGATACCGCGGTAAATAAACCTTCGGCGTTGTATGTATCATTAACCGATATGGTACATAAGAATAGACTCGTTATACCTTTCTTTAATGAGCAAGATGAAATTGAGTTCTATCAAACAAGAACAGTTTTAAATAAAGATAAGAAGGTTAAACCGAAATACTTAGGAAAGGTTAATGCTGAAAAAACTCTGTTTAATATCGATCGGGTAAATAGTGATCATGACTGTGTTTATATCTTCGAGGGACCTATTAATGCATTCTTTACGAAAAATTCAATTGCTGTAGCGGGTATTACTGAACGTGGTAAATCGTTTACGCAGCGACAAGAGGAGCAGTTAAATACAACGCTTAAATGGTATGATAAGACGTGGATACTTGATTCACAATGGGTTGATCAAGCGTCCTTAGTAAAGTCCGAAGCACTACTCAAACAAAGGGAGAGAGTGTTTATATGGCCAGAAAAGTTTGGTAAGAGATTTAAAGACTTTAATGATATTGCTATTGCTTGTAAGATAGATGAAATAAAGTGGAACTTTATAGAAAAAAATACCTTCGACGGAATCGAAGGTATTGTGAGATTATCTGAGATTAAAAAATACCGTAATCAAACGTATTTAAACTGAGCATTTCCAGTTTGAGCAATATAACCTTTAAAGGATTCGTTTAAAGCAGCAAGCTCTGTAGCAACTCTAGCAATTTTACGCTGTTCAGAAGCTTTCATGCGATCAAAGATTGTATCAGGCTCAGCATTAGCTAACAAAGTTTGAATAGAATCTGGAGTTGACCCGTTTAAGTACTCTAGAAACTGTTCAATCTCTCCAACCCAACCTTCAAGCTGTGTTCTCATAGCTGCGTTACGCTCACTAACAGCTTGAGCAGCCTTTACATTAGGATCTTCTTCAACAGCAACCTCATCTACTTCAACATCTACATCGAAATCACCAGCCTCAGTGTTATCATCTAGCTCTGCTTCAAAAGCAGCTCTCTCCTCTTCAACTTGTTCATTTAGGGCTGTTTGCTTATTAAGGGATTTAAAAAAACGTCTTTCAAACTTATGCATAAAATTATTTAGTCTCTAGCATAAATAATTACATGGATGGAGCAGAATTTCCTTATAGCGTTACACCTGATGATAAACCTATCAAATATAACATGAGTGTTCAGGATCAAATAGCTATGTATAAAGATAACGAAAAACACCAAAAAGCACCGGCAATCTTACCACACGAAGTAGAGAGAATTAACGAGGTTCTAGGAAATACCTTTGTATCATTAGCTGAATTAAGGAATATGTTATCAAATGCACAAAAAACAAGCAATATACCTACTCAGCCACTTGACGCTCTAAAAGAAAAAATTGATACTATTAATGAATTGATACTTGATATTCCTGAGACATTGTCTAAAATAGGAATATGATTTTTATAAGATCATTTCTAATTACTAGTATTATATCAATTTTATTTGGATTTGCACTTCGTAATGTATTTGGTTTTTGGGAAGCTTTAAGTCTTGCATTTGTTATACAATTTCTTGTCGCCTTTTCTATTTCATCGTTTAGGATAAATAAAGTACAAACCTTAACTGGAGAATTTGAAGGAGAGCTTCAGCAATTATTAGATTTAAATGAGGTTAGCGTACCATGTCCATGCGGTAACTACGTCCATACTGATAATATTTTTCTAAATTTGGAAAATTCCTATACCTGTGAAAAATGCAATAATGACTTTAAGCTAATAGTAAACATAACTCCAACGTTAGTTACAGAAATAGTAGATGTAAACCAAACTGTCGCTGATTTTGATAAAGAATCAAAAGATGTTGAAATAACATCTGAATACAAACAAGGAACGGAACTATAATATTATATAATATGAAAAAATATAATTTTGATCTAAAAGACGGTACTACCAAGCAAATGGAGTTCGATGAACTTGTAAGGTGGGCGTGCTTAATAGAAGCTCTAGAGGTAGTTGGCGGAAGAGACGATATTGATATTGAAAGTGATAAATGGATTAAACCGTTAGCGTTTCAAAAATATATTGATGAAAGATATCATTCAATGAAACATGATCTTAAGGTTGAAGCAACTTTAGGTAATTTGTAGTAGTTCTTGCTCAACTGTTTGTATATATTCTTTTGAAATAACGCCTTTAAATTGTTTGATAACTTCAGCTGTATCTTTCCCGGTTTCACGAAACCCTATCATATAGTTACGAAATTTATCTTTTATATTAGGTTTAAATGTGGCCCCGTTTGGTCGACCAAATCGATGTAACCACCTTAAAAAAGGTAAGCATAGAGTCTTTCGTCCATAATTGCGATATTTTTCGTGTATATATCCCTCTTCACCTCCAAAACCTCTAAACGCTTTATTAAAACCTAACCATGAGCTCTTTCTACAAGAGAATAGCCCCATACCTTGTGCTGGAATTTCAAACGGTTCAGCGTTTTTATCTAAACCTCTTTCATCTGTTGCCCAAGTACCCCACATATGACTCCCCCACTTCGATAAGTCATAATGTGTAGCTATACCAGTAAGATTATCATATATTAGAGGTCCCTGTAATAAATTACCCTCATCTTTCTTTTGATCATAGAAGTTTAATAGTTTGGTTAGACACCCGGGATCTAAAAGTACATGACAATCTAAAACAAGTACATATTCCGTATCTGCTAAATCAAATACTCTACCTTTTAAGAAGGGTGTGTTATATTTTGAAAATTCTAGATATGTAACAGGCTCTTCAATCCAGTCTAAAATTTTACGAATTTCTTTTCCGCTAGCAGACGAAGGGTTGTTATTAATAATAACAAACTCAATTCGATTTAAAATTTCAGGATTATTTAACCTAATGGATTGTATAGTAAAGTATAGTCCATCGTAATCATCATACACAGTCGTGCCTATAGTAAGCTTTGTCACTTAAAATAATTACTAGTAACTCAAGCTATTGCAATCTTCTGCTACCTCACAATCTACATCTTGCGGATCTGGGTCAATTTCAATATCCGGAGCATCCCACGGTTCATCATCCACCGGAGGTTCAGTAGTTGTGGTTGATGTAAGAAGTAAGATATCGTCATCTCTATAAAAATTAGGTTGTAGTGGTATGATCGGAGCAGGGTATACACACTGCTCCTGCGGTGGCGGCGTCGTGGTAGGTATTTCTGGATCTTCCGGTTCTTCAGGCTTTTCAATAGGTGGATCCACCGGCGGCTCTATACAGCCTGTGGGTGGTTGGAAAAGAGAACCTGTACCGGTTAACGGTGGAGGTGGTGTTAAATATGGTGGAGGCGTCCATGTTACTGGTGGTGGTAACGTCCACGGTGGTGGAGTTCTTTCAATAGTTGGAATAAAATCTAGAAAAGGACCCGAACTATCATCTATCTCTATTATTCGTGGCCAAAAAGGCGTTTCTCCGGATCCATCACTACTACCGTCATCACTACTACCGCCCTCACTACTACCGCCCTCACTACCACCGTCATCATCACTACCACCGTCATCATCACTACTACCGTCATCACTACTGTCACGTTCCTCAACTTCAGAATGCGGTGAAAACGTAAAAGAGCCACTATAGTTCCCGTCCTCAGAAGGCTCAATAATGTATCCATTTATTGAAGATCTCCACCGAGGGGGGTCGCCTCTTTGTTCTGCAGCAATACCACCTTCACCAACTGAGTAACTAAAATTATCTCCAGCAGTCTGTAATGGTAACTGCTTATTCGCTGGCAACCGATAGTTTAAGAAATTTAGATCAAGATTAAATGAATTTTCGTGTTGTGTAATGTCAAAAGAACCCCCGGCGCCAATCAGCGTACCGTTAACTTTTATATTTTCCGGGGCCATATTTGTAACTGTTAAAACATACTTAACTTCATCAGCTGGTGGTGGTGGTGAATCACCATCACCATCACCATCATCACTACCGTTAACGTCTACTCTATTACCTCTACCATCTGAAGTTATAACTTGACCACCATCAACACAATATTCTAAAAGCTCACCAGACTCATCGACATTCTTATTAATGGTACTATTAACAGTGAGCCAAGCACTGCTACTAGCTACACTTCCAGATCTTTTACCGTATATAAATTCGCCGCTAGTAATTTCCTTACGTGCATATTTTAATCCCTCAACACCACCCTCAATTCCTGGTACAAGAGGCGTACCTTGAAAATACCGTAACCATGGAAATGCGTCTGGGTTATCTGTTGGAGTAGCCTCTTGCCCGTCACTTAATAACGGATTTTGTGGAAATATTCTCCAAATATATATTGGGCAACTCTTTTTATCTGTAGAAGGATAAACAGTATCAATTTTATTATTTGTTAAGATTGTACCATTTGTCTGTCCAATTAAAATACCTCTTTTTGGATCCGATCCTGGTCCTATTTCAAAATCATGATCTATAATATGGTTACTATCGAGAGTTACACTCCACGTCTGCAACACTTTAATTACTGTAGACCCTAATGTAGATAAAAACTCATTACCGGTAACGTTAATATTATTGCTTAATCCTCCTATTGACAAGGGGCTGTTTTTAATAGTGTGGAGAAGATTTTCTTTAAGATCGATAAAGGTACAACCACCTGTAATAAAGATCCCGTTAGTGCAATTTTGAATTTCATTATGTTGGGCAACTACTGAACTAGCTCCGTAATAGATCATTATACCAACACCTGCTACACCCGGGCAATCTTCAATTTGATTGTCACTGAGGTTAATATCTTCAGTTCTCGGACCTAAAATCTTAATACCTACTTGAGATACATTTCTTATATAGTTATTGGATATTTCCGCGCCCCGTAAATCAACACCTCGTATACCATTACCTCTATTCCAACTGCTATTACTAACTCCATCAATAGTACAATTAGAAATATTTCCATTATTAACAGTCCAAAAATCAATAGCATTATTACCTGAATCAGTAAATGTACAACGATCAATACTAATATTATTAAACGGTTTAGCTTTTGTATTTAGTATAGGAACTAAATCATTTACCTTTGGATTACTATGCGTTGCGTTATAACCCCTAACTGATATTGCACCATACAGATCACGATTAGTAGCTCCTATATCAATAAAAGTCATGTTAGTTATACTAACATTTGAAACATTGACTAGTGATCCTGGCTCTGGTCGAGTAACTAGAACTCCAAGTCCATTACTCTTAATACCACGTTCGGCACTCTGTATTGTAAACCCATCTAATGTAACATTTGAGGCTGTAACCTTAAACGCTACAGAAGTATCACGCATAGTAATTTTTGGGTCATTAATACCAGCTATAGTAACACCAGCCGGTACGTTAATAATATCTGTTATTTCGAAGTCCTGTGTTAAAAATATATTTGCAAAAGTTTCTAACGCTGTAAGTAATTCTTCTTGACTACCAACATGATTTTTTGGTACATCTTGACTACCAGAATACAGGCTACTGCTTATTTCTTCGGAGGGGGCTGAAGAACGGAGACTTTTCAGACTAATCACTGGGTCTTCAGTTGTTGTGGTAGTAGTAGTGGTGTATCTCGGATCAACAGGAGGTTTATTTGGATCTCTTGTCGTCGTACTAGTTGTAGTGGTAGTTGTTGTTGGCTCTGCTGTTGTGGTTGTAGTGGTGCTAGTAGTTGTTGATGTTCCCCCACCATAAGTCCCGTCTGCCGTCCTTGCTCTGTTTAATAAATCATTTAACGCTTGTTGATCTTCTACAGACATGGTTGTTGTCGTTGTTACACCATCACCGGGATCGCTTGTTGTAGTAGTAGTCGTAGTTGGATCAAATCGCAGTCTTGGATCACTAGGATCTTCTGTCGTCGTAGTCGTTGTGGTGGTACCATCAGTTTCACCTAAAGGATTTACCGTTGTAGTTGTTGTTGTAGTAGTAGTTGTAGTAGGCGGAGGGGAAGTTGTAGTTGTAGTTGTTGTTGGCTCTGCTACCGGAGTAGTTGAAGCGTAAGTATTTACCCCGGACTCAGGTGTTGTTCCAGTATCAGGTGTTGTACCAGGATCATTTGTTGTCCCGGCGTCAGTTGAACCCGGATCAGGTGATGTACCAGAATCTGTTTTTGGATCAGATACTACAATAATTACAACATCTCCCTTTTTAGTTCCTTGTGTGGTTTTAGTTAGAGCTACATCGTTAGAGAGAAAAGTCATTACCTTTCCGGACGATACTGAGATTTCATCATACGGGTTAACAGTAAAGGTAACGTCTCTCTGACTTACAACATAAACCTGATCCCCAGGAACAGGTGGCTTCTCACTACCGCGAAAAATTACACGTGATTTTCCGGATACAATTAAATCTCTTGTAAGGTCACTCTTATCATATTGATCGCCTATTTTATTAACATTTGGTTCCTCTGCTACACTTCCTGGATCTGCTGGCGGATTAGTGCTATCTTCTTCTTTAGACTCATCAGAATATTCTGTTTCTCTAGAACGTTGAGCTTCGAGACTTTTAAGTTCTTCTAAGCGCTTAGTTAATGTATCTTTAGATCTAGCTTCATCTGCTTCTTTTTTCTCATCTGCTTCTGTTACAGATTCAGGCTGCGGTACATTTATATTATGATATACAGGTTGCTTAAGTTCGTCTTTAATTACTACTTGTAGATCCATGCTACCATCAAAGGTTAACATGTCAGCTCTACAAGGAATTATAGCATTTATTAATATAACACCAGTTTGTGAGCTTGGATCCCAATTAGTTACACTTGTCTCACCACTAAAAACAACTTCTGGATCCGCTGCACCTCCCTCCCCGTATATATCAAAAACTTCATAAGTTAATTTACCGGTATAGTTAGTATCAATTCCAACAGATACTAATTGTACACTACCTGACGTGTTAGCATAGGATTTTGCAACTCCACCATCTCCTTGTACTGGATACTTTATCTGACCTAATTCATGGCCTACAATACGACTATTTAGCAACGTAGCACCAGCTGCAACAGTTGTTGATGTTGTAGTCGCGATCGGTGTTGTTGAGGTATTGCCGTTGTCGTTTGCTGATGGAGTAGTTGACATTATATTACGCTGTTATATTACTTACAGTGGTTGTAGGTATGTTTGGTACAGTACTAAGCAACGGTGTTGTAACAGTTTCAGTCTCTACAGTATCACCTTCATGACCTTCAATGTGAAAATTTCTTAAATAAAAGTCACCGGCACTAAGTGCATAGCCGGCGTTATCAGTGCGCGTGGATATAGGAGTACAAAGAGAAAATCCAACAAATACATTATCTAAGTTAGTTACATTATTTAATCGATAATTTAAATTAATTGTAGTAAGTGTGGAGTATGTCGTTGTATCGCTTTCACGAACATCAATATGTAGTTTTTGACCTAAATTTATGTATCTAAATCTAAGCGTCCGGAATGTATCTGTTGATAGCGTACTAAAAGACGTAGACATTGTACTTAACGGTGCATTAGCTACAAGATTATGATCAAGATCCCTTACTACTAGTGCTTCCCTAAAGCAATCTGTTTCTAGCCCAACACCGGGTCTTTTTCCATCTCCCGAAGGCGCCCACTGCCCACTTCGCCCGGTTAATGCATATAACCCGGTAGAATCAAAGGCTACTTTTACTAAGGAACCACTTAGTTCAAAAGTTTCAAGTCTAATTATTTCACTATCCTCTGTTAGTAACGCTTCATCTGATTCTGTATTTACTGAATCTAACCAGACGAATGGATCTTGATCACCTAAATATTGACCAGGTAACGCGCTAATCGGTGCTGATAACGAAGTAAGAAATGTAGCAAATCCGAGTTGGTAGTGGGGTTGCCCGGACTGGAAGCTACTAGCTGGAAAGTAATAGGAAAACGACCAAGTTATATCATAATTAGCATTAAAGTTCTTTTTTGTTTCAACAAAATTATAGTATCTTGCATTATCTGGTAACGTAACAGTGATAGGAAAGGCCATTTAATATATTTAATTACTCATCCTTTTATAAAAGTACAGGTCAAAGAATTAGTTGTTTCAATTCTTGTTTTAAAAACTAATATGTAGCCTAGCTTTCGAAGTTCTCTAAATATAGTCGCAAAATACTCTTCGTCTACGTTTAATAGTACGCTTTCAAAGTATTCGTCAAAGAGTACATAATCAGAGAACTCTTCACAGAGCGAACTTGCTCGAGCTACACTTATATTCATACAAGTATTTATTCATTAAACACTTGTATAATTTCTTCAATTTTTTGTAATAAGACAGAATTATTAGCTATTTCTTCTTTTTGTGTTGCAGAAAATATAGTACATTCAGTTAAAATTTTTTTTAACGCAATAAAATCCTCGTAGTTTAAGCCTTCAACTATTATTTCGTCCATATTTTAGTTACTGAAAAAATACTAAATATCAACTAGCTATACTCAAGTACGACTATACCTGGCCCTGGTAATGTCCTCCACGGTCGTCTTTTCCATGTACTTTGACCAGCTCCTGGAGCGGGGACTACTCCCCAATACGATGCTGCACCCCAAGTGTTTACACCCCTCCCTGTTCCGGCAAACCCACCTTTTCCTCCACCACCCGTGACGGATATACCGTTTAACACATGTGGGTTGTCTGTAAATTCAGCTTCTGCATTTTCCGCATTCCCACCATTCGCTATTACTAATGTAACACTGCTCTCTCCGCTAGCTGTTGCAATTATTGAACTTCTTCCTCCCTGGGGAGAGCCGTCAACAGGAGCAGCCGCCGGTGTTATAGCAAAAACAGTTCCTGGTGCAGCTGAAAGATAACCTATACCGGTAGCACCTGCTCCACCAACTTGAGAAGACGGGCCGGAAGCTCCACCAGATCCCGTAGCAATAAACTTAATAAAATGTACACCTGGTGGCATAACAAAGTGATGAGCACCGCTAAATTGACCTTGTGTTTTATATTCCTTATAAAACGGAGTAGGTCTTGTAATGGTAATATTACCGCTTAAAAAGTCAAACTCTGTACCAGTAACATCATTTGCATTAGCAAATGCCGAAAGATTTTTATTTACAGTTAACGTTGGACTCGTAACCCCACCAACTGATTTAATAATATAATTAACACCAAAGGCAGAAAGAGGTGAAGCAGAAAGCCCAACACCAGAAGCCATAGGATAGAGATTACTACCTGCTGTATTATCAATAAAGCTACCGTATGTTAATTTATTAGTTAAATCAGGTAACGCAAAAGTAGTTGCAAGTTCTGGATCTGTGGTAGCAGAGCCATCTGCTTTCTTACCTCCGTAAGTAATTCCTATTACCGCAGATAAATCTCTATAATCTGCTGCGGTTACAAAAGCACCGTTGCAGTCTAACCAACCATAGGGAATAGGACTAGCACCAGAATATGCTGAAACAAAAGGAATTATTGTACCAGTAGGAAGGGTGGTAGCAGTTGTTGGTGCGACAGCTGATTCAACTATATTTGGAATGGACCACTTTAAATTATTATTACCGTCTGTCCCTAAGAAATACGTGTCCTGTGGATCGTTAGTCGGCCAATCGTATTCATAAGCACCTATTTTAAGTGCTCCGGGTAATGATACATATGTTGAAGAAGCTGATCTTTTAGTTATACCATCAATATTAATATTAGCACTTAATGCAACTCTATTAGCCGCATCTAATTCAATTGAATCCCCTAAAGCGTCGTGGGCAACATTATCCGCTGAAAGGCCTCCACCAACTGTCGATTTACCAACAGTAATCTTACTAGTATTATCAATATTTAACGTTTTATCACCAGCTGTTATTTTGTTTGCTACAACAGTCCAGTTGCTAAGAGATGCTCCTGTACCAGCTGTAACGACTTTTAATTCATTGGTATCTGTCTCATATGCATAGTCTCCTGTTACCGCTGGTGCTAGAGTAGTTAAATTAGCAGCAGCTCCTTGATATTTATTTCCTACTACAACACCTCCTTTATCTAAAGAGTTACCAACAAATAAACGCTCTGTATCTGTCGTATATCCAAGCTCACCGTCAGTTAAAACAATATTACGTCTATCTGAATCAGTTCCCCTTCTTACGAGGAGTTTTAATAAAGTGTTTTCTAAAATTTCTACAGCCATAGTCTTTAATATTTATTTACCAGCTAAACACTGGAATTGCAAATTTATCGTAATCTTCATCTGTATTTCTTGTTGTACCAGATAATCCAAATCTAATAAATCCAGCAGATGAAAGAAGGGTTCGTTCACCGGAATTGTCTATACATTCATATACTTGATTTTCTAAAACCGGTCCACCTTGAGGACCGTTGTTATCTAAATAACCTTTACTTACTTGGTCGGGCGCTCCGTTAAAAATATTCAATAACGGATCTTTAAGAGCCTTTATAATAAAGTTAACAGCCGTTGCACTTAAACCAAATTCAGTTGTAACTGAATCAACACTAGAGTAAGTTGATGCTTTTGTACCTGATAGGTATATAGTGTCAGAAGTACCTGCACCACCGGGTGTATTCGAATTAGCACCAGTAGCTACCGCGTCAGCTCCATATAACCCTACATTACCACCAGTTAAATTAGGTAATGTAAAGGTAGTTCCAAGCCTACTACCATAAGTTGTTCCAATTACATCAAATAGAGCTTTATACGCTGTTCTAGAAACATCTGTGCCATCGCATAAAAGATAACCTGCGGGGATCTTCGTAAAGGCCGCTGCATGTGGTATAATAGAACCAATAGGTACACCATCTCCAGCATTATCACCTGATAATCCTTTAGCAGTTACCATATCGTAAATTGAGCTTTGAATTTCGGTAATAACCCCTTCTCGAGTATCGAGGAATGGAAATTCCTGTGCAGCAGAAGTCCCACCTTTCAACGATAACAAGCCGTCAGTTAAAGAAATTGGAGCACCCTCGCCTACCCCACGAAATGCTGCTTGTAACTTATTATCAGAATTTAAAGAAAGACCAGTACCTAAATTTTGCCCGGAATCACCAGCCCATAACTGCGTTGGAATTGATAGAGAGCCACCATCAGACTTATTTCCAAACGCTTTAATTTCTAACCTATTATTAGTATCAAACTGAAATTGATCAGTATTTATCGATAGCGATATCTTATTAAAACCACCCGCTCCTGCCCCCGAGCCTCCAAATATGCCTTTATCAAATATAGTAGGTGATATTTCTCGTTCTGTTACAGAGTTTGCTTTCGGTGCTATAATATTTGTGGTACCTCCAACCCCGGAAGCAGATAATTCTAAATAGTTAGTATTTATACCAACTTCTACTGTTCCTCCGTCAGTTACGTTATAAGAGGAAAGAAGACCTCTACCAAAAACAGCTTGTGACATGTATTGACTATCAATAGCCCCGGGATTCTTTTTAATAGTTAAAAAGTTTTGATCTGTTCCAGAACCACCAACAAAATCTACAAATGTACCATCAGGTTTAGGGCCTATATAAGCCCAACCAGATAAATCGTTAGTATATATTGTTGAGGTAAGCGTATATAATTTACTTTCTGCATACCCTATATCTCCAATCTGTAAACCTGGAGACTCCCCAGCAGCTGTACCTAGACTAGCTTTATCATTAAAAGGCCCAACTGTTTTAGCTCCTACAGACTGGCCGCCCTCCGTTGCACCATCCCCTACAAACAATCTTCTAGTATCTAACGTATAACCAACTTCACCTTGATCTAAGACAATAGTTTTACGTTGAGCATCAGACCCTCTTCTAATTTTTAATTTTACTATAGTTACGTTTGCCATAATTTATTCTACTCTTTTCCAAATGTATATACCATATGATGGTGGTATGTTGTTATGCGGCTCATTATCCCCTACAAAATTTGTTGCTCTATTTTGAGCTAATCCTTCAACTATATCAACAACCTCTCTATCAGCTGTTGTTGTTTGTGTTTTATTATGTTGTGCTAAAAATTCACCAGCTACCGCATCAGTATAATCTACAGCACCAAATGATTTAGCAATAGTATAAGGATTAGCGCTTTCTGCCACAGCACCGAATTCCGGATTAACACCACGGCGTTGACCTTGTGAAGACAAATCAGCTACAAACCGTGTTTCACCATTCCATATACCTATCATTTCTTTATAGTTAGGCCAATTTGCATCGTTATCTTGATATAGAAACCCGCCTGCAGCTTTATAACCTTCAACAGATTCGAATTTTGATCGTTCACCTGGGCTATACTCACGAGAAGTATCTCTTGTAAAACCTAAATCTAACCCATACATTATAGGCCCTATCATCCCCGGTCCTTCATCAAAACCTGTAGATATTGCTTCACTTAATCCAGCAGATCCAATAGTTCGATCACCATCAAAATTAATTACATTTACTAGTAAGGCATTTCTAGCGCGTTGTTGTTGATCAAAGCTTTGTGTTGAATTTGTTGTACCAGGAGGTGTACCTTCAAAAAGTGTTTGTCCCCCTCCTTGCGATCGAACTTGTACTGTTTGTGCACCAGTATTAGTTGTGTGACTATGTGCTGGTATATGTTCTAAGCGTAACTCTACTTCGTATTCCCCTGCAACATCACCAGAACCTTCTCTTAATCCTGCAGCTTCTTCCTCTTTACCTCCGGGGCAAAAATCTCTAAGTGCACCGTTAATTTCATCTTCACCTACACCTACTAAAAATCTACCCTCGCCGACACGCTCCCATTTAGTTCCTTGTATACCTGGAAAATTATCTGGATCTTGTCCGTCAAGTATACTTCGTGGTGGTAATAAATAATCACCTGGATTTTGATCATTAAATGTCAGTTTAATACTACCAACTGGCCAAAAAGCATCTAACCACTCTACTGGTGATGCATATCCCACTGGGTATACGTAATTATTAATAATAACTCTTTCACCACTTAACGCCAATCCAGTAGAGTTACCGGCACCATCAAAAACTCTATTTAATTTGTTTTCAAGCTTAGCCCCACTTAAATGAAGTAGAGAAGTGTAGAAATCAGATATGAATTCGTTAGCTAAACTTTCCGGCATACTATTATTTATGTTACATTCTAGAAATACTATCTTTTATTTCACTCTAGCGGTTGAGAAGGTTTAAATCCAACATGACCGTAAACAATACCCCCAGTTATTTCTATAACACCACCAACAACAGCCAAACCACCGTAACCACCTAAACTGCCACCATCACCATTACCACCAGCTGCTCCCCAGCCTCCACCGCCACCAGCCCATTGTCCATCTGCCCCATAATTACGGCCTGGTGTATCGGCATAACCACCATGCACATAAGTTGACCAGTGCACGCCAGCAGTTTGGGCATTAGCGGATGTGACATTGAAGCCCCACGCGGAAAACGCCCACCCGGTAGGTGAGAAATACGAATTAACAAAGCCCCCGGCCTGCAGGTATAGAGGGGCCCTCGTAAAAGGATTACTAGGACCGGCTGTATACCTAAAACCGTAGTTTCGCCATGGTCCATCTCCCGGCTGTCCATTGGGACCAAAACTACCACGTCTTCTTGCGGCAACCGGGACCCTTCCCGCACCCGGATGTCCCATAAGAAAGAACGGTCCAGATGCCACAGGAGTGGTTTTTATTGTACCGTCTGCATTAAGCCCACTAAAATCACTACCCGGTGCACCGCCAGTACCCCCACCGATAGCGCTTGGAGATAATACTCTACCACCGCCACCACCTGCGCTGTTGCTGTTTTGTCCCTGTCCCCTACCGTTACTTCGAGCAGCTGGCCTCGAAACCGCTTCTTGCGAATCAAACGTTCCTCCACCGCCACTACCACCAGCTTGTCCTCCAATTCCAGGAAATATACCATATACCGGTCCGTAACCATCCGTGACAATCTGTCTCGCTTTCGCCGCTCTATCCATAGAATCGAAACTCACTGTACCAACATAAGCACCACCGTTTTGCCCAGCTTCACCGGGCGCACCTCCGGGACCGTGGTGGACTTGTCCAACACCAGAACTTCCTCCTCCTTGACCGCCGCCGGCGCCTCCACCACCGCCAGATTTAATTCGGACTCTACCAGAAGTATTACCTCCACCTCCACCACCACCACCAGCAATTCCACCATTGGTGTTATCAATAGTCACTAAACTGGGGTTACCTGTTATTTTTATTGCATCACCGCCATCCTGCCCACCGGCACTCGCTCGCGGAGGATCATCAAATCCGCCATTACCACCGCGGCCCATTATAAATCCATTATTAATTATTGTTAAACCTTTTGGGAAGTCACCTATAACCATTGCAGCTGCTTTATTATCTCCTGGATCATCAGAATAAATATACACCGGTCTCTTATTACCATCTCTATCAACCTCCTCTGATTCATCAGCACCAGCTATAGTAATAATTACTGGATCTGTACCGTTCCATGGATCTGTTCCTTGACTTCTTGCCCATTCCCCGAGATCAAACTGACCAGAGTTAGTGTCGTTATTATGAAATCCAGATCCACTAGAAATCTTGTCTCTGGTTATTGTTCTTTCCCATTCCGGTCTTATAACTTCAGCATCACATATATAGTCATTTGGAACTCTTACCCAGAAATATACACCATAACTTGGCGGAACATTATTATGTTTTGCACCTTTACCGGTACTTGAAGAACGTACTATAGTTTCACTGGGTATTTGTACAAGTCTTGTGTTTTCGGAATTATTAATATCAACTTGATCTACAGTTTCATCTAGCTCTTTTAATCTATTAACACCCTCAAGAGCTATAGCTGCTTCTTCCTGTCCTAGTACGTTAATAATTAAATTTCTAGCTTCTAGTAATTGACTATCACGAAATGTACCCGGGTGTACTCTGCTCTGATCTCTTGGATCATATGTTGTTGGAAGAACTTTGTCATCGTTTGGCCATGTAACACCTGGCGGTCGAGATGAATTAGTTATAAAATCTTCTAAATCATCTTCAAAAACACCAGCCCAACCAGGCCCTCCAACCTGACTACTACCCCAACCATTTAAAGAGTATCCCCCTAATTTAGGGCTAAAATCTGCATCTGTATATCTATGACCGTTGTCATGCCTTCTTTTAATTTCATCAGTTCGATATCTTTGATCATCTTCATACTGGGTATTATTTTGAAAAGCTTCAATTCTATCCTGCTCTAAAAATGCACCTTCTGCATCCGGGTCACTTAATTCTTCTGGGTTAACAGGAGGACCGAAGTAAAAAATAAAGTTTGCGTTACTACTACCAGATTCATTATCAATAGTAGTTCTTGTATTAAGACCTGTATTTAATTGGTGTGAATGCCCAGGTATATGTTTAACCTCTAACTCAACACTGGGTGATCCAGCTATGTTACCTGTTCCAACGTCTTCTGTCGTTTCACCTAAAAGCTCACCGTCTATACCAGCTGTAAACTCATAAGTTTGTGCTTCCCCCTCTTGATTAATGACAGTGTCTCTTCCGGTTCCAACAAAAAACCTACCATTACCGACTCTACACCATTTTGTACCTTTTATTCTACCGGTTGGGTTATTGTTATTGACCGTCATTATAACGGATCCAATAGGGTAAAACGCTTCTAGCCAATCTGTAGGCGTACCGTAGCCAGAGCATGCAATATAATTGTTTATTATAACTCTATCATTTAAAGAGCTGAGAGAAAACCCAGTCATAGTACCGGCACCATCGTATATCGGATTTACGTCGGATCTAAACCCTGGGGGTAAAGGAGGGGGTGCTATGCCATCAGCATTGGCTTCAAATTCAATACTACCCGTCTGTCCACTTAGATGTAATAACGAGGTGTAGTGATCTGATATACGTAAATTTCCTAAATCACGACCAAGAACACTACGGTCCGGTCGCGGTATTATATTGCCGTTACTATCAATCCGGATTGCATCACCCATACTCTTATTTACCTCCCCTCCCTTCTTCTTCACTTGTAATTACATCTAAAATTGTTTTTTGAAAATCGTAAATTGCGTTAAATACACGAGATATAACACTATAATTTACCTCTTCATTATCATGAAATTCTAGATCTCTAAAATCAACTTTTATATTTTCATAAGTCTTGCTGCCTCTTAAAATAGGTATACCTTCAGACTCAACTTCTGATGCTATTAAGCTTAAGTTTAAGTATATATTAACAGCATCTTTTATAATATTTTGTAGCTCACTATTTAAAGAAATACCCAAGCTCGATTCACAGCTAGTTATCTTATCGTATAAATGCGGAAGATCTAAAGGCACATAATTTTTATATGCTAAATTACCTTCTCTAAAGAAATAAAGTCTCCCTATATTGTGTAGAAGATAGAATATTTCTGATGAGTTCTTTGTAATTAAGAAATTTATTTGATCGTAAATATTTGACCTCAAAGTATTAGTATTGAATTTCTTTTGTATTACACCAAATCGCTCTACTGTATCATTAAAATACATTTGCGCGGGATAGAGAAGGTTTGTGGGTGAAGCAAATCCAGCAATAAATAAAGGATTAGATATAAACCGCGATGTTATAAATCCGTTATCATTCAGTAGAAAAATATTTGAATCATTTCCAGAAAAGAATATTTCTATGTCATTAGTTTTTCTGTACTCAAAGCCAGGTATAAACTTACCCACAATCTTAGGAGTATTTCCTAGATCAGTAATGTTTTCTGCATCAAGCTGATATAGATAATAAGCTCCTGCTCCACCTGGGTCTATTTCTATCATTCCCCCCGGAGGTGGATCAGTAAGTACCAGAATAGAATCATCTGTATCTCTAATATCAAATGCAAGAATTTTTTCTCCAGGTAGCGAAGGTTCTATTTTAGCAATAGGTTTATGAGAATATTTGTCATTAATTTGAATATAAATTAGACCGCTTTCATCCTGAACTCTATAACCTAAGAGATTATTACCTATTTGAACTGTAGTATCTAAAATACCATCGGTACCTAAATCAATTTCATCCATTAATTTTAGATTACCGCAAGGATTAACAAAACTGTTATCGTAAAGCTTAAGTGTGGTTTTAACTCTATTAGGCGCGCCGGTCGCGACCGCTGTCACAAGGCTATATAATGTATCTGTACTGTTATCGTATGTAAATTTAAGGTTCTTTGGAAATAACCCACTATCAAGACGTTCTATAGATGACCCTGGTATAAAGCTACCAGAAAAAGTATAAGAGTTTGTTGGTGTTGTAGTAAAATAGAAATAAGATTTATCATCATAAACAAACACCTCACTATCAATTGTATCGTCTAAAACATCTACATCTGGTACCTTATCTACAAAACTAAATGGGTCTATTTGTATAGGATATAAATTATCTTTTGGAGCTGTTATATTAGGTCCACCATAAGTTTTATGCGTGGGATCAGATCCTGGGACCGTTGTTTGATAATCTAAGAATCTGTTATTTCTTACATCATTTTTACCGCTTGACAATCCTAAAAAGTATGCATTCCCATCTTTTGCTGAATTAGCAAAATCTAACAAATTAGTATTACCTATAATATTAAGGGAGTATAAATTTATATTATTTAAATTTAATATACCAAGATTTTTATCAATAAAAGATTGATCAATAATATTACGCGGTGAAATATCTGGAACTTCAACCATACCCGTAGTATCGACCGTACCAGCTGTTCTATCAAACTCTTTTTGTAATATAAAGCTATTAGATAAAAAGGTATCTTTTGAACTTAACACCTTTGATGAAGATGTGAGACTCTTACCAGAATATACAATACCATTACGTACATTAATAAAGCCGTTATAGTCTTCACCGCTTAAAGTAAATGCATCTCCACCTGTAAATTTAAAATATTCTATCATTTTTTATAGTCAATAAAATTAACATCGTTTATATCTGTTGTTTCAGGCATAGATTGCGTTATGTTATTTAACAGCATATTCTTTACCTCGTCGGTGATATTCTTATCTTGAATATTTAAATTCTTTACATTTATATCAACTACATTACTCTTATTTTTCAAGTTAGTATTTATTGAGTTGACAGTATCGATAGTATCAGTCATATTACGCATACCACATGGTAAAGAGATATACAGATCCTGTATCTCTTCCATATTTGTACTAAATATCACAGCCAATTCTTCATCCTGTTTCAACGGCTCTGTCGCTAAATATAAATTACTAATAAATTTTTGATTAGTAGCTTCATTAAGCAATATTTCAATACCATCTGAGCTCTTGTTGTCGGTTCCTGTAAACCTTTCTTCACTCCGAAGCCTTAAGTTTCCTAGATAATCATATTCCGGTACGCCTACAGTTTCCATTCCAGTTTCTTCATCAGCAGATGTTACAACTATATCACCAAATAAAATTTTCTTAGTGAACATTTGAAAGGCGTTAACTTCAAATGAGAAAATTTCAACAGAGTTTAAATATAATCTGCAGATACCTAGAAGTGAATTAAACGATAAAAATATGTTATTCTTTTCAAATAAGTCTATCTCAAAATCAAATCTAAATGTATTTTTAGCTAACCTTCTACTTATTGATACATCAGCAATAATGTCTCCAAACTCATTTACTACTGATCCAGCTGTACTATTATCAAATAATTTAAATATAAAGTCGACTTTATTACCGCGAACAGCAAAATCAAATCCACCATCAATCATATTACTTCTTGAACCAACTGTAAAATTACCGGCATCATTCTGTATAGTAAAGCCCAAGCCAAATCCACCATTAGTATTAATGGTGTTGAAGTAATTAGTAACCTTTTTATTAATAGAAGATGCATCGCAGAAATTTGTTGGTGACTTTGCTGTAAAATCTAACTTTTTAATTCTTTCGTATTTGTATCTCTTTTGAGGTTCAAAAGTCAAATCACTCTTCTTATCCATAAACAACTTTTTAGTAACTGAAGTTTTAAGACCAGAGTTGGTCATAATTAAGTTTTCAACTTGTTGGTCGTATGTAGGTAGCGGAGATCTAGAGCCGGCTAATGCGTCTTCTTTCGAAATTAAATCAGGGTAATAATACCTATCTACCCAAATACCGCGACGACCTATAGCACCAGAGAGCCATGTACAGAGGTAGGTTACATTTTCATCTTTAACAGAATCATCATCTAACATGTATACTCTATCTGATAAATCAGGTCGTGTAAATGCAAAAGCGCCACAATCTGTAAACTTGGTATCATTTATATTGAGCTTACTAAATGGTACCATAGACGAAGGAGTAGTAAAAAATGTTGTTCCAGGTTTAACTAAAATATCATAGTTACTATAAACATAGTTTAACGCTAGCACTTCATTTTTTTCACTATCAATATCGCAAAATATAGAAGTATAGTTTCGAAGATCTTCTGAGTATATAGTAGAGGAAGAAGTTGATAAAAGATTATTAGATGAAGTAAAGCCATCTTGCGAGTTAACAATATTCTTTAAATTAATTATATTGAAATCTTGACAAGGTTTGTTACTAGAGCTATAGAGTAGATAATTAGACGGTAAATGAAAATCACTCTTATCGTCATCAATATTACCCTTTTTATCATAGGTTATATAAGATGTATCATACGGCGACGGAACGGTTAAGTTTACATCTTGATCTAATTTAATTGCCGTACTAGTAGAAAAAGCGTAGTCTAATTTTTGTGTAGCCTCTAAACGCCTAGCCACTAATTTTCCACCATCGCTTACTATAGCATATTTGTAATCTACCTGGTCTGCAGTACCCGGGTTTAATCTTTTTGTAGTATATAAATTAATATAACTATTAGTTAAGTATTTTGTAAAATTGTATTCTAAATTAAATGCTGATAAGAACAGCTTATTTTGCGAAACAAAAAGACATTGCCTTGTATTATTTTCTTCATCATTAGATGCTACAAGGTAATACCGTGTATCGTCAGACATAATTGACACTCTACATGCAAAATCATTAAGTAACGTTATTTCAAAATTACTACTATCAGATAACTGTGTCGTAAACGTTGTACCACCGTAAAAACGTTGATTGTACATATCGTTATTCTCTTTAAATGACGCGCTTAAAGCCGGTCTAAAAACAAGATACTCCTTAGCACTTTCTGCAAAATTTAATGTTGAAGCAAACTCTTCAGGCTTTATAGTTGTTTCTGAAAACGATGTAACGTTGTCGAGCAACACTCTATCCGACAAATAAAAATTAGTAAAATTTAGATTAGCGAAACTTTGTGAACCAGATAATGCATCAATAAAATTAAGCTTAAATTCACCGTTAAAAGTACGTATAAATTGATTTAAGCTTACATCTTTTGGACAGAGTTCTGCAGGACACGAACTCAATGCACTAAGAGCTGATTTAACTAAGGTCCCCATCAAATATATTTATGCTTGGCTCTCTTTATAAGATTTATTGTCTAATTGAACAGTATAATCTTCGTTTTTTGTAACAAAAGTAAACCTTGAGCTATTGTTTTGTGTATTAATTAAATCTACCCCTATAATATTCATATCTCCTACCGACTCATAATAACTCTCCGTTCTAATATTTAACGGAGTGCTTAATTGTGTCGTTTCTCCAGTAACATAACCAATATTAATTTTTATTACAATTGATTTATTTAGTGCATAATCTGATGGATAAAATTTATGCTTATAAGGCGTATCTAAAAACATTGGCTTTATCGCACCGGTTAGCTCTGGAAATATAGAATCATTTTTATAATCTCTATATATTTGTATATCAGGTTCGAAAACAGGAGATTTATCACCCCAGTCTATACTAATGTAATTTGGAAATAGACGACTAAACACACCAGAAAGATCTAATGAAACTTCCGTAGCATCAAACAAATCAATAGTAGAATTAAGTATCTGTGAGTTAATTTGCGTTTCAGTGGTAGATATTGATAAAGTGTAAGTTTTCATAGTCTTAAAGAAGCAGCTGATAGATTAGGTCCCAATGCTGATGTTCCAATGATAATAGATGGAAAATTAGTAACCCCGGCAGTAAGTGAAGGGTGAAAAGTAAATGTATCAATCGTACCGGAAGAGGAAACAAAGTCAGCTGTATATTTACTTGTCGTATTAACAAATGTTTCTGAGTTTAAGAAATTAATATCATTAGTATATTCAAATAAATAATTAACTAGTAAAGGCCCTTGGTTTTGATCTTTGAGTAATACACCTAAATTAAATTGCTCATTATCTGAACTATACGTTAATATAGGTTTACTACTTTCAATATAGATGTTATCAACAGTTGATAAATTAAAGTATAACGCAGAACTATCTACAGTGTTTGTCGTTGTGGGAAATAATTTTGTTACCTCTTCATCGATATAATTATACTTATAAATTTCAGGGTATAAAACATTGTTACTATATGGTTGCCCGTCTACTTGCTGTCGTGCAAGTCGACAATAAAAGACGTTGTTACCGACTCTTAAGCAATTGCTGATCTTATCAAAGAAATTTGTATTTATTGTTAAGGAATTAGTAAACGTTCGCGGTGAAATAAATTCACGATCTTTATATGTTGTCTTTTCAATAACAAAGAAGGAGCTTGTTTCTATGAACAAAGTGTCATAGAACAAATCAAAACTTGTTACAGAAGTAGATAGTTCATCGCATATTGACGAACTATATTTACCAGATATATATGTTAACACATCAGTTAGTTGTTTAACAGCCGGAGCGTCTGCAGCCACGCCTACATTTTTAACATATATTGCACCAACGTTATCCTGTTTTTCAAAAAAGCTTTCAGCTGCTGTTGTTACCGTTGTAAATGATGTTGCTGAAAATACTTCATCTCTATATGTATAGCTTGGATCAGATTCGGTATAATTAAAGACAATATTATCTGTAAAATATCTAGCATCATAATCTTCAACACCATTGTCTGCTGACAGGCGAACGGCAGGTGTGAAATTTCCGGAGAGACTTCGCGTCCATGAGTCAGTATTATCACACAAAGCTCTAAATATACACCCTGCTCCTTCAAAAATAACACCACCTGATGGTGGATAAACGTTACATGTTTCACCAATACCAGCTTCAACTAAATCTGAGAAGTAAAATTGATCTGAACTAGCGTCGTATGCCGACAATCCGGTTCGTATAGGTTCTGCTAATGTTTCGTTATTATTAAAAACAAAATAAGCCCCTTCTTTAATATCAGCATCAATTTCAAAATCTTCTGGTTGATTGTAATCAACTTGCAAATAATTACTCGGTTGTTTAAGAAATTGATATGGTGCAAAATATCTAAAGAATAAGTTATACGTTGACAGCGGTAGCTCGGGTGATTGTGCACCTGCGGAGTTGAATCCATTAGTAAATGATGTCAGCCCTGATCTAATTGTTTCTGCAAATGTAGCTGAATCTTGTGTTTCGTAATTAAACCCGTATGCTTCACCATATAAATCGTCATAAAACTGATACCCATTTAAATTTAAGCTTAGAATTTTTTTAGGTGTTTCTAGCTCAAGATTATTTCTATAATAATTATCATCTTTTACCAGACCAAATATATTACCGAAAAGATCTTTCTTACTATCATCAATATAACCATCATCGTACAGAAAAGCTAGACTAGTATCTAAATTTCTCTCACCTGGTATTTCAGAATTATACCCTATAAACGAAGTACTATCCTTATCAGTATTAGGTTGATAAACAGCAATTCCCTTACTTCTATTATTAATTGATCTCGAAGTATCAACAATAAACGTCAGTATATTCTGTGGATTTGTATATAGAGAAGGATCTGGAAAAATATAAAGTTGATTCTGGTCATAACCCTCAGATTTTGTAAAATATTCTAATCTCTTACCTTGAATAGATACTATGCTTGAATTATGTGGTCTAAAGAAACCTAGATCTCTTTCACTTATAATATCATTAGAAAAGACGGATGCAGTTGAAGGGTAGTTTTGATTAACATAATTAGCATACGGTTTATCTGCTTTAAATAATAGTTGTGGCTCACCATTATTGTCAATATTAGCAACACCATTAGAATCTGTTGAGAGGAAATAAAAATCAGCGCCTATAAATTTTTCTGTTAGTTTTCGTTTATTATTAAATAAACTACTTGGCTCTTTGAGCTTAGCAATAGTGTCACCTATACCTCTAAACACTTGCTGGATAAGAACAGAGTCTTCTGTTAAAAATATATTCGCGCTCGGCGGACCTTCTGGATCAAACTCTTTAAAGCTCCTTCCATACTCTTCGCGATCCGGTACACGGTTAAAGTAGTTAGCAAAATTATCAAAATATTCCGTTAACGATACAGATAATTTGCTTTTAATTATATTAATATCATAATCAATAGCTGCTGTGCTCCTATTTTCTAAAAAATCTATAATAAGATCGGTAGCAGCTTGATCTACACCTAAGCTGCTTCCCTTTAATCTCGTCTTTATAGTTGTATAATGTAAGTTGTCTCTTTTTCTCTTGTAGTAAGAAATTATATCTCTTATCTTCTTACTATAGAAGGACATTGCAATTTCTAAATCATGAGGATTTTCAAAATTAATTTGAGTTAAAAAAGTTCTTTCTGCGTTAGTGGTAAAATTTAAAGTTATATCTTGTAAAAAGTTTTGATACCTAGCAATTATTTCATCTTTTTCGTTTGTTGCCTTTTTATTAGATTTTATATTCCATTTATTAACATAATCATTGTAAAATGCTACTAGCGTATCAGGCTGATAAGATTCGCTAACTGTTTGAATGAATTTTAGATAAGAATATGGCGCAAATTTATCTAGTGCATCCTCAAGCTTAACATTAGGATTAGTGATAGATAAATCTACAGGGGGAAAGCCTTTAATAACATTTGCCATTATACATATTTATCTCTAGAACAAGGATAGACTACTAAATAACGAGTTTCTAATCATTACATCGAATATATTATCATCTCCCTGTAATGCGCTTAATGGTTGATCGTAATTTACTGTTGTAAGACCGTTCTTATAATCAACTAGACCGCATTCAATAGTATTTTCGTTAACTGCAGATAAACTATAAAATGTATAAAATCTATCTATGTCAGATATAGTGTATGTGGATGGGAGTACTAATGGCCACCCCCAAAACCTACCACTGCTTGTGCTATGTGTTTCTGTTCTTATAGAACTCAACATATATGTATTATCTGCAGCTGTATGCGGTGTTAGTGCTTGCCCACTTAATGCGCAAAGAGGTTGAAAAGTGTTTAATGTAATATACGAATCACTAAACCTTTCATACGCTACAATATCATTACCAGCAGTAACCTCATAAGTTAGAGAGTTAATTTGTTCACCTAAGTTTCTACCATATAAATCCTTACTCGTTCTTCCCTTACTATCAAAATTAGATTGAAATTTGTTTTTTGTCCCTCTAAAGTTATTATAACTCAAGCTAAACATACCCATTAACCTCTTTATATCGGCTGGTTGTTGAATTAGAGATTTATCAAATACAAGTCCATCTTCATCTACCATATTTGATAGATTTAACAGAGCATTCAAATCACAATAATCAATATCACTATTATTATCTACAAAGTTATTAATCTTTTCCCAGAGCGTCTTACCTAAAACATCATAACGACTGCTCACATCCCCAAATATTGAGCCGATAAAATCAGTAAATAATATTTCTTTATCTAGCAATATTTCTTGAAATCTTAAATCTTTGATTGTTTGTTCAAAATCAAAATCTTCATTATGTTTATAGAAGTTATAGTAATTTTTAGGGTAGCATGTAAACGCAGCAGCACCTGTAACCGCAGATAAGAAAGAAGAAGTAGTTTCTACGACAGGTGTAGCATAAAGATTTCGTGCACTTATTGTAATATCAGATGTTGATCCGGATAGATGATCATTGAATGTAAGCACACCACGATACCAAAAATTAGTATTAATGTTTGAGAGGGTATCATTTAAGCTTGATATAACATGATACTGTGAACTCATTCCTGTAGCTATAGATACACCTGATACTCCCGGCGCTACATATGGAGTTGTACCAGATAATATTTCAAATGTAGGTACATTACCAGACAGAGCTTTCATGGTAAAGTTATTATCGTTTTTAGGCGTGAGTATAAACGGTATACCTAACCCCTTATATTGAACTTGACTTATAGCAAATGGATCTGATTCTTCAGACCCTTCCCCGGTAATTCCATTCGAGCTTATTTTTATACTACTTATAACTTGTGCAGATGTTGACGTAACAAAAGATGAAAGTAAAATATTAAAGTTGTTTATATAGTCAACATTCTTATAACCTGTCATACTCTTAGCGAATATGTTACTTCTATCTTTAAAGAATCCTAAATCAATAAATTTATATGGATTTGTCTGTTCATCAGTTTTAAAATAAACTACCTTGTCTCCTGACGCTCCAACTAGTTGACTGGATAATCCCGAGCTTAAGCAGTTTTGTATTTGCGTAACACCGGCGCCATCGACGCTTAATTGCGCGTATATATTAGCTGATGTAAGAGAAATCTTATCTATCTCAACATATTCAACTGCTGAAAGAACATGCAAATAATTTCTTTCATAAAAAGAATTATATTTTTTAAGCTTATTATTTATATCTGGGTATAAATTAAAATAATTTTCTGAATCACATGCAGAGATAGTAAAGTATATATCTTGAAAGTCTTGATAAAACGGTGAAAAGGATTCTAATGTAAGTGCGTTAGAAAATTCACCAGCAGATAGCGTTACAGCTTCTGGCATTGTTCCAATGTTCCCGGAGACTGAAAACGTGTTAGTAATATAATCGATTATCTCGACATCAGCAGAATAAGATGCTAATATAGCATTGTTAGCACAATCTCTTATAATCATTCTAACGTTATACTGACCAGGAAATTCATACACGTGCCGGCTAGTTAGTTGATCACCAAACGTACCATCTCCAAAATCGAACTCAACCTTCTTATTGTTTAGAGCTGGTTCATCAAACTCATTTGTTGGTATACGTGCTTTAAAAGTAAGCGGTGTTATTTCTAAATTATAGGAAGAGAGCTTAGACTCACCCCTAAAATCCATAACATCAAAAAGAGCATAATCTATTTTTATATTACTCATCTAAAACCTTAATACGTTTAGCTACTGTTAGCGGTGAGTATAAGTAAGGGAATTTAAAAAATGGCAGCGCAGTATCTTGATTCATTATTTCAATATCGCTTTCCGGGTATAGAGGGTTAAACGCTAAAAAGGATATTCCGTTTACAGCTTCACCTGTGCTTTCATTTTTTGTTTCTATTCTCTTTATACCCTCCAAGGAAAGTATGTCATTAGTTAATTGAATTAACTGCAGATTTGAACCTAATTGATTATTATCTGGTTTAAAGAACTTAGTAATTAAATTACTCACTCTTGTTTTGAGAGTGTTTTTGTTAATTTTATTATTATTTTCTCTATAAAGAATTAAAGTACTATGATCTAAAATATCTGTAGATAATTTCTTTTCATTACTAATACCTAATCCAAAAGCTACATAGACCGGGTCCCGTGGAACGACGTTATTTGAAACCATTTTTCTGTCCTTAGTCTCATTAACAATTGCATTTTTAAACGAACCGGGTAGGAACTCTGGGTATGATCGATCTGTTGTTATATTAAATTTTGGAACAACAAAAACATTAATGTTATTAAAATCACATGCATCAGCAAAATTTACCTGGTTAATGATAACACGATTTACTTTGTTTGGATCGACGCATATGTTATAAAAATACTGAATGTATTCGTTAATGTAACTTTCATTACTTACAACCTTTACACTAGTAATTACATTGGCTAAATTTTTCTTTAAAAAGGACTCGTAATCATTTGAAGTAACCAGCCTTAATTGTGAAGAAAATATTTTAGGTGCATTTTCTCTAATTTGTTCGACAGTTTCAGCTGGCGCGAGCGTTGACGACGCTTGAGGGTTACTAAAAGTGATTAACGAGCTATTAGCCACGTCAACAAAAATTGTTTCATTTTTATTAGGATATGTGTCGTTAAATATTTGCCTCTGTCTGGTTGAATCATAAACAAATAGATTATTTCCGTTTATAATATTTTTTGTAATTATTCCTTTTGCGTTATCTGAAAGTATATAATCTACTGAAACAATATCACCCGCTTCGAGCTTTCTACCGAAAACACCGTTACCAAACTTTAACTCATAATAACCATTTTCGTTTAATCTAACTTCATATACCCTGTCAGTAGAAGAGTTTAAGTACAAACTATCTGTTTCTTTGTATTCATAATATTTTGAATTAGCAGCTTCTTTAACATAGACAGAAATAGTGTTATCAGCTATAAATTTATCATTGTCAGTATCAATAACATTCTTTACAACAATAGGTAAGACTTCAAATTCTTCTCCCTGGGAAGTATAATCCGGATACTCTTTAATTGTACCTTGGTATAATATTACATCATCGTTTATTTCTTGTATTGTCTCAGCATTAGCTGTTGTCTTTGTAAAAGAAATATCAT